CTCCACCAGTTATCAACAAACTCTTTGGATAGGTGGTTAACAAGGTAATCACAAGCGTCTTTGAGGGGTTTGTCGTTGATCTTTAGCCTGTGTCGCATAACTCTAGCTTTAGACCCGAACAGCTCAGCAACCTCGTTAGTTGCTTTTTGTCCTGCTTCATCGTTATCGAAACAAATAACAACAGACTCGAAGCTGTCAAGCCACTCATACTCTGCCTTGCAGTCCTTCAACGCTGACCCTGCACCGTTTTTGACTGAAACAACAGCCCATTTAGAACCCAACATTTGATATGCCGCTAGTGCATCTAGCTCACCTTCAACAATCGTGACAAACTGACTGTCTTTTCTAAACAAATGCTGACCGTAAAGTGTTGCTTGCTTCCACTCTCCAGAGATGCTGAATTTTTTATCTGGTGTTTTGGTTTTCTCCGCAACAACAGCGCCTGTGTGGTCTCTATACTCAAACACTAAGTTCTGCCCGTCAGTGAAACAACCAAAATCACGACAGGTGCTAGCACTAATCTCTCGACTAGGTATAGACCTATAATTACCGTCACTCTTAGGTTGAAACTTAACAACAGTATTACTCACAACAACTGCTCCTGTATCGTCCTCTTTCTTCCTAGTTTGACAAACAAAACAGTGACTCCAACCGTCATCATTAACTGCTCGACCGTCACTGCTGCCACAATCACCACACGCCAGATGTGTTTTTATAAAACTCATTTGGATTTCTCCTTATAGCTAAACTCACGTTTGCAAAAGCCTGTGAAGTGTGTGGATCACGACAGCTCTCAGCCAACACCCTAAAGAAATGCTCAAGCTCAATACTCTCAGCAACTCTCCCTGCTTCCATTAGAGTGTGATAACGACTGAACTCTAACATATCCTCATAATCTAAATTATCCATAACATCTCCTTACTATTTAGTAAACAAGAGTAGCAAAAGTTAACTACTAGTAGTATTTCCCTCTTGCAACAACAGCACACTATATAGTATACAGCATGAAATCATTGTTGTCAAGACTCAAGATTAAATAAATCGTCAAGATCATCATATCGTACGTCTAGTTCACCATGATCTTGCTCTGTCAATAGATCATCACGATCAATAGTGTGAATATTTCTCTTGACATAGCTGTAACAGTGGTTGCACATATCAACAAAATCATGGCTGTCAGCATACTTTCGAGTGGCTTCAAAGTCACTCAGCCCTACATTACAAATAACGCAACGCATCATAATTCCCCTTCAAACTGATAGTTCGCTAAAGCCTGATCAAACAGCTTGAACAGTAACCGCCCTGCTTTCTCTGGATTATGTTCAACCCAAGCCTCAAAAACATCTTCCGATTGTTTATCCATCTCTGGCACACTGCTGAAATAATATGATCCTGTCAACACTTCCCAGCGCTTATTAGTGTTGTCTCGCATCAAAGCAAGAAAACCATCTTCAGCACATTCACTACAAAGTAGCGCATCATCGACTCTTTTGTACTCACAATCTCTACAAATACTAGGATTACTCATTTTCATTCACTCCAATTATCGTTAGAAAACCAGACTGCAAACAAACCAACAGCCACAACACTCGCTAACAGTATATCAAATAACTCAGCGCTCATGCAACCTCCCCGTAATATTTCATAGTCATGCCACGTTTTAACCACTCCTCAGCCTTATACTTGTAATATTTACGATACGCAATTACTGCGCCCGTCTCGTCTTTACATTCATCTGGCATACACTGAGGCGGATCTGTCCATTTTATCTCAGGAATGCCCTTAGGAGGCTCTCTAAGCGCTTCTGAGCACTTTTGCCATGTAAGATGTACCTTACCATACCTTTTCGTATATTCGTCTGAGAGGGCTTCCAGAAGCTCGTAGAGCCATCGGTATTGATAACGTCCAGACCTAGCCCAAACAGCACTAGGATGGTTTTTGTGCGTCACCTTGTATGGTGCAGTACTGCCTAGCATATGATGTGCAGTGCTGAGCAGTTGTGCCGTCTCTAAAATCATTTTAACTACGTGTTTGTCGCAGTGCATCTCAGCACATAGTATTGGATCACGTGATAAATAGAATATATTCATAATCAAAACCCCGTTTGGTTTGGTGGTAATAAGTCTTTTACAATGTACCCGTGTTCTTCTAAGTCGTCAACAAAAGCTTTGTTTTGTAGTAAAGCAATTACAAATTTCAGTTTTGCCCTATCGCAGTTAAACACAGAGTTTTCTATTTTCCTACGCATCTCACCAATGTAAAAGTTATTTCTATACTTTACAAACTCAGACAGCACGGAATCCTCGGTGACCTCTGATGGATTGAGATAAAGAACACTCGAAAACCTCTTTAGATAGCCGTGCAGTATTTCTGCGTGATCCTCCGTGACCATGCCGTACCTTTCAGAGCGTAACATAAAACGATTGTATGCAATAATGCTTGTATTCATAAGCCTACCCCTAATAATCCACAAACAAAGGCGAAGCAAAACATCACTCCGCCACCGATGAACAAGACACGCTCCGCCACGCTATAACGTGGCTCTGGTGCTTTGTTTAATTTCCATTTTAGGTCATTGATCATTGTCTAGCCCTCCAGTAATGGCCTCTTATGCGGCTCGTTCCAGTAATACCAAAGAAATGAAATCTTCAAGGTTTCCTTTATAGGCGCACTCAAATTCTTCACTGCTGTGACTTACGCGCTTATATGCCTCAATGTGATATTCCCCATTTCTTGGCTCAACATTGTATCTGTACTCTGTATTGTAATGCCGTTCGTGGCTGTCTGTAATCATTACGTCGTTAGCAAATACAAAGCTATTGCGCAAATCACGATTGGGAATAACTGAGTATTTACGAGATGTGTCAGCGCAAAATTCAAGAGCTTTCTTAAAGTAACGTGCCGCACCTGCTAAGTGTCCATGCTCATTAATGTAATAAGTATGAGTTGCTTTTGGGTATTTGAATTGATAGGTTGCTCGTGTTGTCATGTTTCTTCCTCTCCAGTAATGGCCGCTTACGCGACCTTGATTGGTTTGACGTTTTCGTCTTCTACGAAGAACCCTTTAGTTGACCCGCAGTCAAGAATATAACCACCCTTAACTTTTTTAACAACTTGCGCTCTAATCCAAAGCTTTCCTAGTCGTCCTTTAAAACATACTTCCTTCATGGTGTAGCTCCTTTGTGTGTTGTTTTTCGTTACTGGCTCACCCAGTGGGGCCAAACTAGCACACTCACAAAGAGCTTGCAAGTGCGCTAGTGTGGGCCACTAGGCCGCCTCTGATTCTAAGAATTCAACCGCGGTCTGAGCGAGCTTACAAGCCTTAACAATGGCGCGTTTGTCATCTCGCAAAGCCTTCATCCAGTTGTTTAGATATTTGGCGTGATCTTCGCGTGGCTCTTTAGTAACGCCCAGTTTGACGCATAGGAAGGCTGAACCAATCTCAGCAACAAGCTCTTCCTTTGCGTATTCAGTAGACCCAAAGCCTCCAGAACTCAAACGATCTAATCTATGCTTTGCACCCGTCCAGTGAGTTAATTCGTGTAATAAAGTGCTGTAATAGCCATCGGTAGACTTGAACGCTTCACGTGGTGGCAAACCGATCATGTCCATTGAGGGGACATAAAAGGCGCTCGTTTGTTTGTGCTCAATATGTGCATTTGTGCGAGCGATAAAGTGATCAGCAACGGCTATCTTTTCCGCCTTGTTTGGTAACTCAATGGGTGCTGACTCGTAGCCATCAACCTGAGAGGCATTAAAAACGCTGTAATATTTCAGCATTGGTATTTTCTTGACCTGACCTGTCTCTTCGTCTGTTTTCTCTAGCATCTGGAAATAGATTATTTGAGTGCCTTTTTCTCCCTTGCGTACCTGAGCGCCTTTAGACTGCCAAGCCTTGTACGTGCCCCATTCAGCGTTTGGACGTTGTTCAGCCCATAACAATAAAACGTTAACGCCAGTGTATGCCTTTCCGCTTGTCATACTAATAGGGAAGCCAGAAGCGCTACCATCTGCCCAAGGCTTAGTCCAATCTGTGCCATGCTTCTCCATAAGATCAAGGATGCGAGCGGTCACGTCTTCGTAGATGTCAAATTTAGCCATGTTTTATTACTCCATATATAGTTAATTGATACCACACCACATAGAATATAGATACTTTGTTTTGTCGTCAATACTTTGTTGTTCTATGGATTGGGTTTTTATTCTGTTTTGTTATATATCGTTTTGAGTGCTTTTTATATCGTGTGCGCGCGTACGCGTAGCAACTATCGTGCCAACTATTGAATTAGCCTGATAAATAAATTTTAGGTGCTGTGACATACCTTAACTCTAAAAGCGCTCAGAGAGCGTTTGAGAGCGTCTGAGAGGGGTTGATAAATAGTACTGTATAGATTGCCAGTGTTGACAAATAATACTTTGATGATCTCAGCAGATAGTGCTTGACATAGTGCTAGATAGTATGCTGAGGGTGCTACATAGACTCACACACTCACCTCTTGCAAGAACTATGCCAACTCTAAAGAATACTCAACAGTAACTCTATTGAACTCTGAGTATCTTCGCAGACTCCGTAGTATCTTTATTGAACTCTGAGTATGTTTGCAGACTTCGTAGTATCTTTATTGACTTTTGAGTATGCTAAGTAACTTTTGGGGCGGGGGAGGGGGAATGCTGTAGTGAAACTTTGTAGTAGCTACCCAGATACAAAAAAGAGGGAAATTAGAACAAGGTTGTGACTGTAAATGACCTATATAGAACTGTAAAGTAAGCTTTTGATTACTAAATAGAAAACTATACCGCGACTGCGGCATCTCTAAGACTGCTGAAACCCGCTGAAGTAACTAAAATAGGGACAGGAATGTACTCAACAGACTAACAAGTAATAATTAACTAAAATTTAACTTGACTTTTAAGTAAAAATATGATATAATATACACTAATTAAGCAACTATAGAGAATTTAGAGGCTTAAGAGGTGCAAAAGAAAGAATACTAATAGTACTACTAGAAGTATCTAACTCTTGCTTCTCTAACAACTCAATAACCTCTATAGATCTACATAGAGGGGCTTGTATGTCTGAAACAAAAGTGATAGGCAGACCTCGAAAGACTGCTGTCGTGTCTAAAAAGAAGGGCAGTAGAGGTCAAGTAGGTAGACCTAAAGGTGATGCAGCCATCATCAACGACTACAAATCTCGTATGTTAGCGTCACCAAAGTCTCGTAAAGTCCTAGACTCTATCTTTAATGCAGCACTCAACGATGAACATAAGAATCAAGCAGCTGCATGGAAGCTTGTTATGGATCGTATACTACCTGTTGCAGCCTTTGAGAAGGACGTTGTCAAATCAGGTGGCAAAAACTCTATCAGCATAAACATCACTGGTGTTGGATCTACTACAATCTCTAGTGAGTCCAATGACGAAGACGATTACATTGAAGGAGAGACCGTTGACTCTTAAGTACTTTACACTTGATGAATTTAACTGTAAAGAAACTGGTGAAAACAGGATGTCAAACAACTTCCTCATCATGTTGGATCGGTTGAGAGAAGAATGTGACTTTCCCTTTGTCATCACAAGTGGCTTCAGAAGCCCTCAGCACTCCGTAGAGAAAGATAAACTGACTAAGGGTAGACATACACAGGGTATAGCTGCTGACATCGCTGTAAGCAACGGATACCAGCGTTATAAGATTGTTGAGAAAGCTATAGAGCTAGGCTTCAAAGGTATTGGTGTAGCTGATAGTTTTGTTCATGTTGACCTACGCAATACTGACACTCCTGTTATGTGGACATACTAAGATGGCAAAGAAAGAAAAACAACCTGAGTGGGTAGATCGTATATTAAATCCGCAAAAGTATCCATACATTGTGAATAAAGATAAATCTGTATCCACACACAGGATGGCTGCTGAAGTAGATGAGAACGGTAACTGGTACGTGTTTCCAACAATAGTACCAGACGGCAAAGGTGGCTTAAAAGAATTAGATAACACAGAAGCCTTTGACTATGCTCTTAGTAATAAACAGTATATGCTTATGCCGAGTAAAGAAGAAGCTATAGAATATGCAAAGGGCGGTTATAAAAAAGGAACTCCTTTAGAAACTTTTAACCCACTAAGGCAAAAAGCCAATACAGCTAAAACATTTGTTGAGGCACTTCAATGAACACTACTCTAGGCTCTAAAGGATACCTACCACAAGCAGCAGATAACAACACCTACGTTACTGTCCTGACAGTTCCTTCTGGTTATCACTGTAAGATTAATTACTTTTTTTGTGCAGCAGGTGGTGCTGTTACTGTTGATGCTCGTTGGTCTGACGGTAATGACTACAGATTTTTAAAAGGTAAGAACCTTAACGCTGGTGACCTTGTAGAGTTTGGTGCTAGTGAGAACCAGTACCTTATCATGACTGACGGTGAAACTATTGACATTCAGTGTTCCTCTACCAACGCTACTTTTATCATATCATACGAACTATACCTCGCACCTACGAGTAATATCGTACTGTGAGTGATTTAAACATTTCTTTGTTACCGTGGCAGCAGGAAGTCTGGGAAGACGACACCAGATTTAAGATTGTTGCTGCGGGACGAAGAACTGGGAAGTCTCGCTTAGCTGCGTGGCTTCTAATTGTAAATGCCCTACAGACAGACCGAGGGCAAGTGTTTTACGTTGCGCCAACACAAGGACAAGCCAGAGACATCATGTGGCAGACTTTGTTGGAGTTAGGACATCCTGTCATAGCTGGATCGCACATAAACAACCTACAGATCAAACTAATTAATGGAGCGACTATATCATTAAAAGGGGGAGACAGACCAGAAACTATGCGTGGTGTGTCTCTTAAATACTTAGTGTTGGATGAATATGCTGACATCAAACCAGACGTGTGGGAACAAATACTCCGACCAGCTCTAGCTGACCAAAAA